AGGTTTTGTAACAATAGGCTACCGCTCCTCAGGGAACTGGTGCGAAGCACCGGGCGAAGGGCGATTCGCCCTAACAATGTTAGGGCGCAAAAAACCCGCCGAAGCGGGTTGTGGTTGGAGCGGGTTGGGGTTACTCGTCGATCCAGAGCACGCTCTGAATCGTGTCGAGCGCCCGTTTCATGCGGGCATCGTTCTTCACGGTTTGCCGTGCGAAGTCCATGAGCGCGTACCCGCTCGGGTCGTTACCCTGATCGCGCATCATCAGCGCGAAATTGGTTTTGATCGACTGCGCGTGCGCGTCCTGAATTTTGAAGACCACCAGCGCGCCGACGTTTTTTCCATTCATTGCTACTCTCCAGAGTGTGGGGTTGTAAAGAATTACAGCAGCGGCGCGCAGTTCAGCGGCCATACCTTCGGCGCGAGGCGTTCACACGCCCGCAAGGTACTGCGGGGAAGCTGATCGTCGATCCCCTCCCTAGCCAACAAGGCGCGAGCCTTGGGGTCACCCCCTGCGCTACGCAGGATCCAGCCAGCGGCATCGCTGGCCAAGTCTTTGTAATCCATCCCCGAGAGGTCCACGTTTGCAAACCGGTAATAGGCATTGCGCATGGCAATGCCGTTCTCGATGTGGAAGCGGGCGCGAGCAGCGATAGTACGTTTCATGTTGTTACTCTCCAGAGTGTGGGGGGTTGAGCACCCCTAACATTGTTAGGGGTGCCTTGCTACTTGGTTACTCGATCCCTTCCGGGTTGACCCCGAGATCGCGCAGCGCCTGCGCGATTGACCGGAAAGCGTTCGCTTGGCCTTCGTTCAAAACCGAGCGCTTCGCAAACTTGAACAAGCTGATCAGCTCTTCGACCATGCGGAGCTGTACGCTGCGCCGCTCCTTTTTCTCTCCACCGGCGCCCTCACCCTCGCCGGCGCCCTCGCCATCCTCACCGTCCACAGCCGACTCGCGGGCGAGGATCGCACGAGCGTGATCCTTGATCTGTTTCAACTTAACGCTCGGGTTGCTATGCCCTGCGGCCTTCAGGCCCTTGTACAGTTCGGCGCGCTCGGCCCTAAAGGCGTCCATGTCGGCGCCCGGGGCGTCATGCGCCGCGTCAACCCAGACCGAGCCGAATTCGGCGACGAGGGTCTGAGCGTAAACCTTAGCCGCGCCGTACTCAGCGCCGACTGCGTTCACGAAACCTTCGCGGGCTGCTACCAGAGTCTGAGCGGGAGCCAGTGTGACTGTAACCATGGTGCTATCTCCAACGGGCTGCGGGCCCGGAACCGATGCGCCGCAAACCGCAGCGCATGTACCCATTATATCAAAACGTGGTACGATTAGCAAGGGGTTTTGCTAACAGAAATCGCACCGGCTCCCCTAACAGTGTTAGGCCCGACCCTGCCACCCGGCTACCCGGCCCCCCCAAAACCGGGCACAGAGAGGCTCGAGCCCCCTACACACTAATTTGCACGGCCAATCCACAGTTTTCAGATTCGGAAGTACCCCCCTTCTCTTTTCAGTTTCAGACCCCCCTCCCCCCTATTATTTTTCCTGAGAAAGCAAAAACCCCTATTTATATAAACACCCCCCTATTGGAGTCCCAACCTCCTGTGTTACATTCCCGGGGTATTACTCGCATTGGCTACAGACCCCCAATGATCGAACTGAAACCTACCTCCGATATTCCCGTCCCTTTTGACCTTAGTATTGAGCAGCCCAAGACGCACAAGGACGGGATTGCTGTAGCTGTAAACACCGCTGACCTACTTGAAGAGTTGGGCGGTGGGATTGACTACACAGATGGGGATCTGCACAAAGCAGCCGCACTTATCAACGGCTCCATCACTGACGATTACCCCAAGCACATTACCTCCCCTGCTGAGGCAAAGGCCGCGTCAGTACTCGTAAAGCAGTTTGATTTCCAAGCGTTTGTGGATGTGCAGCAAGCGCGTAACTACATCACCAACAAGCTGCTTAAATTAAGCGACTGCGGAGATCCGAAACTGGAGCTAAAAGCTTTGGAGCTACTCGGTAAGCACAGCGACGTTGGTTTGTTCACCGAACGCAGCGAAATCACCGTTAACCACAAGTCGTCGGCTGATCTTGAGAGCAGTATTAAGGCCCGCATCAAGCGACTGCTTAACACTGACGTTGTGGATGTTGAGCCACTAATTAACGAACTAGAAGATATCGCTGAGCAGGAACCCGAGGAGTGAGTGCTAGCCCCGCTATCGGGGATGTGAGCCTCAAAGACATCCCCAAAGTCCTACACAAGCTAACAGAAGCAGAGCTACGCCTGCTGGAAGCACAGCTCTTGAAGCTGGAGAAGCTAAAACAGCAAGAGCTTTCTCGTAACAAGTTCATTAAGTTTGTGGAAAGAGTGTGGCCTACCTTCATTTCCGGTCGGCACCACAAGATCATGGCCGCTGCTTTCGAGCGAGTGGCTACCGGCGAGCTAAAACGGCTGATTATTAACATGCCGCCTAGGCATACCAAGTCAGAATTCGCCTCTTATCTGCTCCCAGCGTGGTTTTTGGGTAAGTTTCCGCACAAAAAGGTCATTCAGACCAGCCATACCGCTGAATTAGCGGTCGGTTTTGGCCGAAAAGTGCGAAATTTGGTGGATTCCGAGGTTTATCACGACATTTTCCCCGAACTTTCGCTCCAAGCTGACTCAAAAGCAGCCGGAAGGTGGAACACCAGCAAGGCCGGTGACTACTTCGCTATCGGTGTGGGGGGTGCCGTTACCGGTAAGGGCGCTGATCTGCTCATTATTGACGACCCGCACTCCGAGCAAGAGGCTGCTTTAGCCCAAGTAAACCCAGAGGTCTACGATAAGACCTACGAGTGGTACACCTCTGGCCCACGGCAGCGTCTCCAACCGGGCGGGGCGATTGTTATCGTTATGACCCGCTGGTCCCAGAAGGATCTTACTGGGCAGGTGCTTAAAGCTAGCGCTCAGCGCGGTGGTGAAGAGTGGGAGGTCATTGAGTTCCCGGCGATTATGCCAAGCGGCTCCCCTCTTTGGCCTGAGTTCTGGAGCATGGAGGAGCTATCTGCGCTGCGAGAAGAGCTGCCTAATTCTAACTGGCAGGCGCAGTATCAGCAGAACCCCACCTCCGACGTATCGGCCATTATTAAGCGAGAGTGGTGGAAGATTTGGGAAAAAGACTCCCCTCCCCCCTGTGAATTTATTATTCAATCATGGGACACCGCGTTTTTAAAAAGCGAGCGGGCTGACTATTCTGCCTGCACTACGTGGGGGGTTTTTAATTTAGAAGATGATACTGGCAGATTACAAGCCAATATTATTCTGCTCAATTCGTTTAAGAAACGAATGGAGTTTCCCGAGCTTAAATTAAAAGCGCAAGAAGAGTTTCGTGAGTGGGAAGTCGACAGCTTGATCGTTGAGGCGAAGGCCGCTGGGTCCCCGCTTATATACGAACTGCGCTCTATGGGCATCCCAGTGCAGGAATTCACGCCTTCAAAGGGTAACGACAAGATTGCGCGTCTGAACGCTGTAGCAGACATATTTGCGTCTGGGCGTGTTTGGGTGCCTAATACTCGATGGGCAGAAGAGTTAGTAGAGGAAGTAGCTAGTTTTCCTTCCGGGGAACACGATGACTTAGTTGACTCTATGACTCAAGCGTTATTGCGATACCGTAAAGGCGGGTTTATTCGTCTGGATTCAGACGAGTATGACGAGCCTATTTACAGACAAAAACGAGCGTACTACTAGGATTTTAATATGGCCACTAATGTCGATAGAAGTCTGCCAATGTCATTGGCTGATATTGCTGATGAGCCGCTTGAAATTGAGATTGAAAACCCGGATTCCGTAACCCTTGGTATGGGGGATATGGAGATTACCTTGATGCCGGATGCCACTGAGAGTGAGTTTGACTCAAATCTCGCTGAAGAGATGGACGAAGGTGATCTGGATTCTTTGGCGTCGGAGTTGATCAGCGATTACACCGATGATTTGTCTGGTCGCAAGGACTGGATTCAGACTTATGTGGACGGGCTTGAGCTGCTTGGACTGAAGATTGAGGAGCGAACTGAGCCGTGGGAGGGCGCTTGCGGGGTATTCCACCCCATGCTCTCCGAGGCGCTGGTGAAGTTCCAGTCTGAGACCATGATGAGCACTTTCCCTGCTGGGGGGCCGGTCAAGACAAAGGTGGTTGGTAAGGAAACCACGGCTAAGAAAGAGGCTTCTGAGCGGGTTCGTGAGGACATGAACCATCAGCTCACCGATGTAATGACTGAGTACCGGCCCGAACATGAGCGCATGTTGTGGGGTCTGGG